CAGAAAGGGGACGAGATACTAAACGCATTAGCGAAACGCCGATTGGACTTCACTGATGAAGAGCTAGATAAGTATGGCGACTACTGCATAAATGACGTAGAGCTAACCTATAAGTTGTTTGGGTTAATGGGCAGGAGGTTCCCGAAGCAGGAACTAAAGCTGATTGACCGCACTCTACGTATGTTTATACACCCCTTGCTAGAGCTAGACACTGACTTACTTGAAGATCACTTATACGACACCAAGAAAGCTAAGGATAAGTTGTTATCTGATAGTGGTGTAGAGGATAAGAAAGAGCTGATGAGTAACCCCAAGTTCGCTGAGATGCTAAAGAGCTTGGGGGTAGAACCTCCTATGAAGACCAGCCCTACTACGGGTAAGGAAACATTTGCATTTGCCAAGACCGATGAAGCATTCAAGGTATTGCAGCAGCACGAAGACAGTCGGGTACAGTTACTTGTTACAGCTAGGCTTGGGCTGAAGAGCACACTAGAAGAGACACGTACCCAGCGGTTCATAGACATATCTAAGCGTGGGACTATGCCGGTTCCTGTTAAATACTACGCAGCGCATACCGGCAGGTGGGGTGGTGATGACAAGATCAACATTCAGAATCTACCCAGCCGTGGGCCAGATGGTAAGAAGTTAAAGAAGAGTATCGTCGCACCTGATGGCTACATGCTAGTGGACTGTGATTCGTCGCAGATTGAAGCACGAGTGCTGGCGTGGTTCGCAGGACAAGATGATCTGACTCAAGCCTTTCGTGATAAGGAAGATGTCTACGTTAAGATGGCTGCGCGTATTTACGACATACCTGAAGGCCAAGTAACAAAGGATCAGCGGTTTGTAGGTAAGACCACTATTCTTGGTGCAGGGTATGGTATGGGTGCCATAAGGTTCCAAGAACAGCTAAAGACGTTAGGTCGTGCTATACCAGCCGAGGAAGCTAGGCGTATCATCAACATCTACCGTGAGGCTAACTGGAAGATTGGTCACGTATGGCGTGAAGCCCAGTACATGGTAGCGCATCTAGCGAAGGGTGACTCGTTGCATTTTGGTAATGGTGTAGTGAGGGCTGTTGGATCAGTTACAGGTATTAAGTTACCCTCTGGATTGGTCATGCGCTACGAGGATCTAAAAGGCGCACAAGGTGAGAAGGGTGTGGAGTACACGTACCAGACTCGCAAAGGCCGAACTAGGTTGTATGGTGGCAAGGTGATAGAGAACGTCTGTCAAGCTGTCGCCAGATGTATAATCGGTGAGCAGATGCTACTGATTGCGAAGAAGTACCCACCGGTACTTACGGTACACGACTCTATTGTCGCATGTGTATCGGAGAAGGAAGTAGAGGAAGCCCAGACGTACATAGAGGGGTGTATGCGCTATGTACCAACGTGGGCAGAAGGACTGCCGCTTGATTGTGAAAGCGGTGTAGCAAAATCATACGGAGACTGTGAATGATGAATTATGAAAAATTAGACAACGATTGGGACACGGACGTACCAGACTGGGATACTGAAAGGTTAGCACCAGAACCTAAGAAAAAGGGGAGTAGGGCTTTCAAGTTGTACGATGTAGTGCGGAGCATAGGAGACCCCGCTACCTTAAACGATATATGGAAACTAATACCCGCTAGTGACTTATCTAAGCCAAGAAACAAACAAGAACTACGGGATTGGGTAAGTTCAAGTGGTGTAAGTAAAGGCTACATACATAAAATGGCTCCGGATGTATACCGTATAGCAACCTTACAGGAGTACGAGGGTATAGTAGCTAGAAATACCGAAACAGCTAGTAAGTACAGGACTAAGGTGAAGGCTAAGGAACTACGTGCAGCTAGAAAAGAAGCTAAGAGAGAAGCTAAAGAACAAGCTACACGTAACGCTACGTCCGTGGGGGTAGAGAGCGTTATGCCGCCTCGCGCACCGACACCGACTAAGCCTGTAAGTAAGCCAGTTGTTAAGCAGCCAGAGCCGAAGCAACCAGAGCCTAGTACGTCATTTGCTAATCAGTATCTGGGGTCACTATTGGGTACGTCAGTTGCTATTATATTGTTCTACGTAATTGTACGAGTAATATAATTTGAGCATAGCCCCGTGGAGTTTTAGTAAGATCAAAGCGTTCCAGCAATGCCCTAAGCAGTTTTACCATGAGAAGGTGCTCAAGCAGTATCCGTTCAAGGAGTCTGAGGCTACGTTGTATGGAACAGCTTTTCACGAAGCAGCGGAGATATACATCCGCGATGGTGGTGAACTAGACCCACGGTTCAGCTATGCACAGGGTATGTTAGATGCACTGAACGATAAGAAAGGTGAGAAACTATGCGAAATCAAGATGGGTCTGACCGAAGATCTGGAAGCGTGTAGTTTCTTTGCTGGTGATGTGTGGTTCCGTGGAATTGCTGATTTAGTTATACTCAACCGTGAAGACAAGCTGGCTTGGGTGATAGACTACAAGACCGGAAAGTCCGCAAGGTACGCGGACAAGGGACAGCTAGAGCTTATGGCTTTGGCTACCTTCAAACACTACCCCGAAGTAGCGACTGTTCGGGCTGGATTACTGTTTGTGGTAAGCGAGGATCTTATTAGAGACCGCTACGCTATAGAAGATGAAAAGAAGTTATGGGCTAAGTGGCTAGGTAAGTACAGCGACATGGAGTCAGCCTTTAACAATGATACGTGGAACCCTAACCCTAGTGGGTTGTGCAAGGCATGGTGTCCTGTACTAGAGTGTCCACACAACGGAAGAAACTGATGCCGTACAAGAACAAAGCAGATCGTAAGAAACAAAAGAACCCACCAGTGGGTAGTCCAGCGCATGAAGCCCGTATGGAAAGACAACGTGCTAGGCGTGCGATGGATAAAGCTGGTCGTGATGTTAACAAAGATGGTAGAGCGGATAAGCGTGAAGGCAGAGATGTCAGTCACAATAAGATGTTAAGTAAGGGCGGTAGTAATAGAGATGGCGTACGTATAGAAAGCGCCAGTGCTAACCGTAGTCGCAATGGTAAGAAGCCTAAGAGTAGGTAGTTAAGACCAAGGGAGTTATCCGATCTTCCTAGTAACACTTTCCCGTCAGTGTGGTCGAAGGCGGGACTGTTTAGACCAAGGGTTAACACCCCTCCTTTTGCGTGTTCCCGTCCGCGTGGTCGATAGGCGGGGCTAATTTAGTTTGCGTGTTTGGGGGAGACCCCCTTCACGCCTTTTTGCGTGGGAAAAATAATGAAAGTAATAGATAACAAAGCACTGCTTATGAGGTTACGTGCGCCGGGTAAAGTAACCGATGTAATACCTAAGAGTAAGGAGTTATCAGGAAATAGAGTGTTGGTTAACTGGGGCATAGACGAAGCCCATGTGCTGAAGAATATGAACATACATGCACCTTCACCTATTGAGGGGCAGTATAAGTGGACTGGTAAGTTCAAACCGTTTGAACACCAGAAGACTACCGCAGGGTTTCTCACTATGAACAAGAGATCCTTTTGCTTTAACGAACAAGGTACAGGCAAGACAGCCAGTGCTATCTGGGCAGCGGACTTCCTACTAACCAAGAAACGTATTAACCGCGTACTGGTAATCTGCCCTCTATCTATTATGGATTCAGCATGGCGAGAAGATTTGTTTACCTTTGCCATGCACCGTAAGGTAGATGTGGCCTATGGTTCAGCTAAACAACGGCAGAAGGTTATCGAAGGGGATGCTGAGTTTGTCATAATAAATTATGACGGTGTGGAGATAGTGTCTGACGCAGTTGCAGACGGTGGGTTTGATCTAGTGATTGTGGATGAGGCTACGCACTATAAGAATTCTCAGACTAAGCGGTGGAAGACCCTCAATAAAATACTTACATCAGATACATGGTTGTGGATGATGACGGGTACACCCGCCGCACAAAGCCCGATGGATGCTTATGGGTTGGCTAAACTTGCTAACCCGAAGTCTGTGCCACGCTTCATGGGGTCGTTCCGCGATCAGGTCATGTACAAGGTGACTAACTTCAAGTGGGTTCCCAAGCCCAGTGCCACGGAAACGGTATTTGAGGCATTACAGCCAGCGATCAGGTTCACCAAAGAAGAGTGCCTAGACCTACCAGAGCTAGTGTATACGACTCGTGAGGTTGCACTTACAAGGCAGCAAGAGAAGTACTACAAAGAGCTTAAAGACAAGATGATTATGCAAGCGGCAGGTGAAGATGTAACTGCGGCTACCGCAGCGGTCAACATGAACAAGCTACTACAAATCTCCGGTGGTGCGGTCTACGCCGATAGTAAGGACACGATAGAATTCGACATCAAGCATCGGTACAACGTGTTACGTGAAGTAATAGTAGAGTCCAGTAAGAAAGTCATAGTGTTCGTACCGTTCAAACACACCATAGCCATACTCACTGACAAGCTACGTGGGGACAACATAAACACTGAAGTCATCAGCGGTAGCGTACCAGCAGCTAAACGCACTGAGATATTCAGAGCATTCCAAGAAGACAAGGACGGTATACAAGTGCTAGTTATTCAGCCACAGGCTGCGGCACACGGGGTAACACTCACTGCCGCGAACACGATTGTGTGGTGGGGGCCAACCAGTTCAGTAGAGACCTATGCACAGGCCAACG